CTCCATTTCAATTTTAGTGCAGCGGTGAAAGGCCGCCCAGAATGCGTCAAATGATCCTTGTACATCGGATCATCCCATGAGCCACTTAGCGCCTTGAAAAGCGCGCGGTAGCCTGTGAGCGTTGACTGTGGAACCTTGGAGCTAAGACCGTAAGCCCTGAACTTCGGGGCAAACAGTCCACTCTCGAACCCTTGGGGTCGCGGGTCGTAAGACCAGCGCCCTAGGAGATCGGAACCGCGTGGTAAGTCCGGGTAGACTCGCAGAATTTCTTCGCAAGCCATGTGGAGATACTCAGCGGCTCTGTCATACCCACCGTCCGACAGCTGGTTGGCAGTCGAACAGGTGGAGACTAGTTCCAAAACATCCTGCTTACATGAAGGAAGGTCGCGACGAAGACGAACGGGAGTTACATCCGTACCGTCATAGTAATCGCCACCACAGGACTCCCGAAACTTCCCCTCGGAGAAGCTCTTCGCCCTGTTCACCTTAAGGCCATAGGCCTCGAGGAATTCTTCCACGTAAGGGACACTATCCGTGGGGACAATGATGTCGTCCCCATAGACGCGTACCTCTCCTGCAGAGAAGACCCGTAGGGCCTCCTCAGCAGAATGTCCGCCAGCCTGCCGCAAACTGGTAAAGATGATGGCTGAAAACGCCATGACCTCGACCGGAAAGCACAGGGCCGACCCCATAGAAGCAAACTTCTTCAGGTTAATAATACGACCAGACGGAAGCTCGCTGCTAGCAGACCTACTTGACATCACCGCTTCTTGAACGGTGGGCCAAGGCTTCAGCGCGTCACTAATCAGACTCGCCAAAACACGGTCACTAGCCTCAGAAAGATCAATCGTTGCGAGAGATCCATCAACCGATCCCTGCCGCGCTTTCACGCGGTTTGGGCCTTGGTCGGTGAATCCCTGAGAAAGCCCGATTCTGGACTTCTCAAGCAACGGAACAAGGGTCGTCATCACTGCCTGCTGCACGTATTGCATGTGCGTGGGCTCCATGGCGATGACCCGAGGGGTCTTCTGAGTCTTTGGAACAAAAACCACCTTTACGGGTGGCTCCTGGTCCGCTGGGAGGAGACGGTGTAAGTAGTCCGAACTTTTCTGCCAAGTGTGCGTGCAAAAACGCGCATATGGAAACAGAGGTTCAAGTCGGGCCGTCCACGTAGGAAAGCCCCACTTTCGGTTCCCCAGAAGTCTATCCTGGGTAGAACCGGGACCGTGCTTGGGACGTACTTCCTGTCGTTCGATTGACCTTGTAAGGTCGTTCAACACATCGGAGTACAACCAAGCGAAGCTACGAGAGAAGTCGTGACGTTGTTCATCACTGAGTGACTCTTCTGTAGCTTCCAAATCCGCCTCGCAATTTACGTAAGCAGCTTCAGCTGCACGCTTACGACGGTCCGTCGTCTCCCGCTCGATCTTTTTGAAAAAGAGCGTGAGTTGACGAATGGCGCGTATCGCGTTCAAGCTGGGCTGCTCGCGGAGCATACCAGTACGTACATCGAACACTTGACTTAGGAAACCTCCTAGAAATAGGGGGAGACCAAAGCGCTTCTTGAAACTAACGAAGCGACTAGAGTCAACACGTCCAAGCTCCAGGCTTCTTTCGAAGTCCGAAGCGAAGACAGGAAGAGTGATGGTTAAGAACCCGTCACCTTCGTGTCCGACACGGCCGAGCATTGTAATGATGTCTCGGTCGCAGCTCGTGTCACACTGTTTGGCGCAGTCCAGCGCCAATTCAGACCAGAGTCTCGTCAGGCTTTTCATCTCCTACTTTCTTTACAGGTTATGAAGCTAGGCGAGTCCTCTAGTTTTCAGATATCGCTTATGACCGGGCGGACCAAACCTCGTAAACGAGGTAGGCCCACCCGGCTGCGAAAACAAGCGCGGCCGAAATTGGCAGCGCCCCTCTAAGTCGTGACCTACGACTCCTTGCCAACAAACTTCGTGACGTTGGCAGCAGTCAGGTATGCCACCTGGGCTTTGACCAGGTCCTCCAGCTCAGTGCTGGTGAACCCGGAGAAGCCGGCGGGGGCATCCAAGACCATGTACACAGAGGCAGTGTAGGGAAGGTTCTTAGCCGGATCAAGCGGATTGGCGCCGATTTTGCGCTGGTCCGTTCGAACGACGGAACGTTCCCGCTTGCCACTGGTATGCTTCACGGACAGGATGAAGGCCCCATCTGGAGCCCTAAACTGACCGGTGAAGTCTCCCGAGCTAACGCGCGGGAGAGTCTTGGCGGCACCGGAAACGGTGATGGACTGAGGATCTGAAAACATGAGACTCTTTCTGAGAGGAACACACCGTAACCATGTGTTCTGTGGTTACTCCTTGCCAAAGGGAATTATGGCGGCGCGGACACCCTGTAGGGGCCGCGACTAGCTAGAAGCGCATTCGGCTCACGCCGAGCGCTCCCAGGATGGACAGCTGGAAGGGGTCAAAATCCTTCCATGTAAGTCCAAATCCAAAGGGACTTGCTTTTACTCTATACTTGCGCTCATAAGTTCGAGTGCCGGTAGTCGAGATGCGGGAGCCCATGTAGGTCCTACTTTGAGTGGTTGTTTCCACTTCGCGGTAGGTAGCCATAACGTAGCCCCGTTGCAAGTACAGCCCGTCTCTTCCCAGGTAGGAAAGATTGGTTATCACGTGGTTAAAATTCGTGAACCAGTCGACGAGCCAACTCCATGGAGTTAGGTTCCAAGCGTCTATCCAATCGGGCACTAGGCCCAAAGAACCCAGGTTCTCATCCAAGTCAGCCAAAAGCTGCTCGAGGAGGGTTACCTGGTGGTAGGCGAAGGAACAACTGGACCATATCCTAAACTCTCTAACGAGGTCGAGGTGTCCAGTCACTCCTGACGAGAAATTCGAGGTGAGGGAGTTCATTTCCGTGCTCGTAAGAGCGCGTGATGTCTTCTCTCTCCCCTTGTCTATCGTCTTGCGCACTCGCGTCTCCTGTCCTAGATCTCTCTTGACAGCACGACGGAGTTCCGGATTCTGAAGCAGTCTAATCAACTTCTCCAGGTCGGAAATGGTAGGTAGGAGTCCGAACTGAACGTTCAGATACTCCCCCCCAACATTACGCAGTTTCCGCTGTTTCGCGAGGACTTGAAGCGGGACCTTTGGTAGGCCCGCCTTCAGTTCTCCAATGAAACGAAACAAGGAAAACTCGGGAACATCTGGCAAAGACCGTGCAATAGCTGTAGAGCCTAGGCCCTTCAGGTAGAGCATGTCTGCGCCGACACTTGTCGGGATCGCTGGGAAGCGACCCTGGGCTACATTGCCCATTGCCAAACGGTACTCAGCAGTCGGAGCGAACACCCCGTCAAAGAAGGCTTTATTCTCCTTATAGACGGTCGCTTCGGTACTGATGATCGAAGGCATTGACAAGCTGACCCGCTCAAGAGACAGAGCGGATCCATAATCGAACGCACGCGGGATTTCTCCCGAAGCGCGATACTGCATCAACTTGTGAAAGAGGATGTGATTATGGTCGATGATGCGCGAAGCAGACCCGGCGGCGTAAGCCGTTTGGGAGGGTTGCTGGCCGGTGGTATAGTAGGCAGAAATCGCAGATCCGTCGATGACGGTGCGAAACCTATCTCTAAAACCATCCTTATGACCAGCGCGCCATTCTGTAACGCTATTTCCCATGGTGGAGTTCCTTTCGGAGGGATGTGACACATTGAGCTTGTGGCCCG